CGTCCGGGTCGAAGACGACCCGCAATTCCTGCCGTTCCGGCGTGGTGAAAATCACGCAGTTGTCACGCATTCCACTCACCTCCGTAGAAGCAGTTCCGCAGCCCATCATTACGGGCTGCAAAAATTTCCCGGAGAATTACGACGGCGCGTTCCGCCTGCTCCAGCTTGCCCTCCGCAAGGTTATTGTCCACCATGTCGATTGCGACACCGACATCACCCATGCGGATAACTTCGCGTTCAAGATCGTTGCCACTCATATCAGCTCACTCCTTTTGATGTTGAAAGAAGCCCGCTGGTATGATATAATTACGGCAACGGGACTTCTTCATATCGTTCCGGGCATGAGATAGGAACCAGCGGTGCTTTCTGACGGCTTACCGCTGGTTCTTTTTTGTTTGCCCGGTTCACATCTTCATTCTAACTTACCGTTCTGGTAATGCAATGAAAGTGACCAATGATATGAGCGTTTTGCGAAAGTTTCCCGTTTTGGTCAGTCCGAGGACTGTCCGGCGGACAATCCAGCGGATTCCGTATAAAATCAGCCATTTTGAGCGACATTCATCCAAAAACCTCTGAAAAGCCTCTGATTAAACCCAGACTTTACCAGTAAAAGTATATGGAAATTTGTCTGGAACCTTCTGAGAACGAATTGTCAAACCCGCCCTCAGATATTTGTTCAAAATGAGAATTGATTTTACCGGATGATTTGTTCCAGCATCATGCCGGGACAAACACAAAACGAGCCGTCCCATCGGCAAAATCCTGCCGACCGACGCTCTCCTTTTCGGTCAGGACAGCGAAGATGCCGCTGGGCATATCATCCCGGCCGAACAGCAGGTTGAGCGGAAACTGCGGGACCATCTTGACACCGAGCAGCAGTGGCGTTCCGAGTGAATCCATCACTCCGAGCATCCAGTAGCCGCCGGTGTCATTCCATGTGAATCGCAGTTGATACAGCCTGCTTTGGAGGGAAACTTTGACAACGCTGTCGTTCATGTCCGGGACTTCGATGACGAAGTAGTCCACGAACGCCCTCCTTATCCCAGCAAGCCGAAACTGCTGGCAGCGTTATAGAGAACGGAACCTCTGCTAGAGCTGGACGAAGAACCTGATGCAGAGGAGCCGCCGGACGAGCCGCTTCCTGCTGTACTTGCGGCGGTGGTGCTCGCTTTTCCAGCGGCTTTTGCAGTTTTGCCCGACTTGCCGTAGCTGGCCGGGATTTCTGCGGTGGCGGTTTCCGTCACCTCGATCTTCTTGAAGGCTATCGGAATCTCACGGGCGTAGCCGACCTCCACAGACTTCTTGATGTTCATGCTTGTAATCACCATGTTGGAATACACGCAGTCAGTGGTCGTGACTTCGAGAATCTTCTTGGCGAAATACAAGTCCTTCAGCCGACGAACAACGCCCTCCGTCTTTCCGGGGCCGGAGCCTGTACGCTCCCTCCATGTCACCGGCGTATCGGTCACATAGAGCGTCATGTTCAGGGTGTCGGCTTTCAGCACGATGGTGTCGCTTACACTGAAGCCCTTTTCGGTCGGGTACTCAGGCACATCCGCTTCATAGCCTTCTTCGGAGTCGATCAGGGCATCAAACTCGATGTCATCGACGCTGACGGGCTGTTTTGCTCTTGCCATGTACTCTCACCTACTTTGCAAATGCCAGCGCACGGGCCATCTCGCCGGTAGCATCGCCTGCGGCCTTATCCATAGCCTCAGAACTCTTTTGCTGCCCGGCGCGGTCGCCGTTGAACTGGTTGTTGATGTTTACGTTCTGGGTCACAGTGCGTCCACCGGTCGTTCTGCCGGTTGCGCCCCGCCCGGTAGCTTTGGAAACCACATTGGCCTTGGCGATGACCGACATTTCGCCGGTCATGCCTTCCAGTGCATCCTTCACCTTCTTCTTGCCGGAAGTGATGCCCGATGCCATCAGGTCGATCATGTCCGGCATATAGGTGTGGAAGTCGCTCAGGGGGCCATCCTCCGGCTCCGAGAAGCCGAGGAACGACTTGATCTTATCGGCTACGCCTTTTACAGCCTCGCCTACACGACCTACCGCAGACTGGATGCCTGATACGATGCCGTCGATGATGTCGGAGCCCCACTTCAGGGCTTCAGCCGGGAGAGATGTTATCCAGTCGATGGCCGCTTGGATGCCTGTCACAATGGCATCGCGGACGTTGCCAATCGTAGTCTTGATGCCTTCCAGCAGATTGCCTGCTGCCTCACGAATCTTGTCCCAGTTCTTCCACAGCAAAACGCCGATTGCGATTGCAGCGGCGATTGCCAGAATGACCGGGCCGAAGGCGCTGGCAAGAACAGAGATTACCGCACCGACCACCTTGATAACGGTGATGATGCTCTTTACAACAACAAAGGCCAGCTTAATAACGGAAATGACCGCTTTCACAACAGAAATAACGGTTGTAATCACGCCAAAGATAGCTGAGATGCCCTTGACAGCGGCTATGACAGCCACCACGCCCACGGCAATTCTGCCGATGGATTCACCGATGTCTGTCCATTTTTTCTTATCAACCTTCCCGCTCGACAATTCCTTGAAGAACTGAGCGATACCGGGGGCTACCTTGGCTACGGCTTGCTGTATCTCCTCAAACGCCACCACCGCCGCAGTTCGGATGCCCTCAAATATGGGAACAACCACATTACGGATGCCTTCGCCGATGTAGCCGATGGCCTGCTTGATCTTCGTCCATACTCCGACGATGTTCTGGCGCAGCTTTTCGCAGTCTACGCCAGCTCGTTCGAGCATGGTTCCGAGCAGGCTTTTGTCGCCCCGCATGAACGAGATGAAGTCCTCAATCACGAGGGCCAGCAACAGGAAGACCGCAAAAAAGGCCAGCGCCTTTCCGTGGCCCAGCCCTATTGCCCGCGCCAGCTTCGTAAAGCCGGTTATGGCCGCTCCGATTTTCTTGAGGTTCATCGCCACGAGCATGGCAGTGAACGCAGCGGTCAGAATAGCAAGGACACGCTGTGAGCCGCCCAGCTTATCCGTAAGCTCTGTGAGCTTCTGGAGCCAATCACGAATCATCGTCAGCCCCTTCGCGCCAATACTCAGAATCTTCTGATAGGTCGGCAGGAAGAACTGGCCGACTATCGTTTTGATTTCCTTCAGCTTGGCGATGTACCGCTTTTTGGTGCTTTCGTAGCTGTCGAGACTGCGCTGGCAGTCGCCAATGGCATCCGGGCTTTGCTGGAGGATAGCCTGATAGTTGACCTGCATCTTCGTGAGCTGGTCCAGCTTATCGTAGGTTCCTTTCAGCCCCAGCGTAGCCATCGCCTGCGCTCTGGTACTGTCGTTCAGGACCGCACCCAGCGTCTTGGCGGCTTCAGACTCGCCCATGACAGCCTTCGTCATGGCGTTTACGGACGCTGTTTCGTCCATGTTGCCAAACGAGGCAAGGTCGAGGGCCAGCGAGGTCATCTGCTCGGCCATTTCAGCGCCAGCTTGGCGGGTCATGCCAAAGCCGACCAGCAAGTTCTGCTGATCGGCAAGGTAGGTCTTGATGTCGTTTTTGTTGCGGCCAATGGCATCGGAGTATTCCTGCGCCCATTTATCGACTTCATTCCGCATATCGCCGAAGACAACATCGAACTTGTTCTGCATCTCTTCAATGGAAGATGCCACCTCAACGCAGCCATCAATGGCGCTCTTTATGCCCGCGACGGACAGCGTAATACCGACCGCGCCGAGAACTTTGGAGGCCATCGACTTCAGCGACTTGATGCTGCCCTCTACCTTCTGCTCGGAGGATTGATCGACCTTGTAGCCAAACAGGATGCCGATGTCGCGTATGGTCATACTGGTCAGCTCACCTCCTTAGCCATATCCTCTACCCGGCCGGCTTCCACGTCCTGCTCCATGCGGTACAGCGCATATAGCTTCAGAGCTTCGTCCAGCGTATAGCAGTTCTTCAGCTCCCACATGGATGCCAGCCGAGCCTTGATGAGGATATACATTCTCAGCTCAAGCTCTGTGAAACCGCTGAGGTCGAGGTCGCCGTAGCGCTCCGGGCCTGAGCCATCGTCCTCTCCGCCCACTCGGCGACTTTGCCAAATCGGTCGCCGAGCTTCTTGAAAAAACCGTTGTAGTTGGTTCGGATGACCTCAAATGCCAGAATGAACATATCCTGCACATCAGTGCAGAACACTTCGTTGGCAAGGTCTTCTGTGAGCAGACGCACCTTTTCGCCCGGCTGCTCCACCGAGATGTTGCTGCCCGCGATCAGCAAGTGCTTCAGGATTTTCTCGACCTTATCGCCATCGAGCGAAGAGAAAGCCCCCGCAATCGCGGGAGCTGCATCCTCCACCTTGATGTCGAGCAGACCATTGCCCTCCTTTTCCGTATCCACAGCAGACAGCAGCGGTGCAAGGCCAGATACGAGCGGCAGAACGAGCGCTGCCAGTTCGCCGGTCATGTTCGCTGCCTTGAATGCCGGGAGCGGGCGGATGTAGAAGATGTTCTCGCCCACGTTTACTTCGCGGGTTTCGAGCTGCTTCAGATTATTCATCAGCGTCCTCCTTACTCACTCATGGTTGCGTCGCCGGTGTCGAGTTCCCACTCGCGGTTATTGGTCTCCTTGCCACGAGTGACCGGGGCTTTCTTCACACACCATGCTGCTTCCGTGCTGAACACCAGACCGCCCTTCAGGTCCTTAATCAGAATCGGGAACAGGCCGTTGCCGGTGTCGCGGTCGAGATCGACCATGCCGGAGAAGTACGAGTTGCTGTCGCTGGTCTGCAACAGGGTGAGCTTGACCTTGTAGGTGTTATCCGGCGAAATCGAACGGGCAATTTCGCCGTCACAGCCGGTCTTTTTGGTGATACCGTCGCCGTTCGGCTCAATGCTGATGAAGCTGTCGTCTGCATAGCCGGTGACAATGTGCGTACCGCAGGTGACGATAACTTCCTTCGGGTTGTAGGTCTTGATCTTGCTGGACATTTACTTTCCCTCCCTTACAGATTCTCGTAGGTCAGGCAACCCTTGATTTCCACCACATGGATAGCACCAGCAATGCGGGCAGAGAACTTGCAGTCCTTCAGGATACGGGATGCCTTCTGGGCGCTGGTCAGGTCTGCTGCCAGCGGCACAGACGTGGTGTAGCCCGGAATAGCATTACCGTCTGCATCATACTCCGTAGGAGCAATGCCGCCGTACTTCTGGCCGTCCTTCAGGGATGCAAGCATCTGGTTCTCAACAAGGCCGATGCCGTTGTCGGTGTAGGGAATCTTCGGGTTGACGATGAGCAGGTTCACGACACGAACCTGCATATCGTTCTGGAGCCAGTCGCGGAAGCGGATAACATCAATCCACTCACCGCCGCCGGTCTTGCCGCCCTGCGTGATGTTCTTGGATGCCACAGTAATGACGTAGTTGAAATTTGCAGCCTCCAGTTTCTTGATAAACGTGCTGGTCAGCTTTGCAGGAGAAACGGTCGCAAGCGGCATCAGCGCCCACGTTTCCTGACCGGCGTGGTAGTTCATCGCCTTGACGGCCGCAGCTACAGCCATGCCGTACAGGTTCTCAGCCGGGATGTCGTTCTCCAACTGGTCTGCCGTTTCTTTCGGGAAGAACGGGAAGCTGCGCAGATAAAGGCCGGCATCCACAATGGGTTTATCCGGATCCTTGTCGATGTAGCCGCACAGCTTGTTCTGGGTTTCGGTCCACTGGATGATTTCCTTGACCTTTTCATCCGCCAGGCCGACCGGGCAGATACAGTACCAGCCATTGACGGCCAGCGCATTCTCCAGAACAGCACTTACGGTCTGCAATGCGGGGTCTTCGGTCTCCTTGTCCACGATGTCGCCCATAAAGGCAACATAGACCTCGTGGGGTCTGGGAGACTGCGAAAAAGCCACCCGTGCAGCCACGCCAACAGGGTCAGTGCGTTCACCGGTGGCAGCGATGCCCAGCGCCGTCAGCTCCTCCAGACTGTTGTACACGCCGATGGCAGGTACATCCCCAGTCGGATTTGCAGGGGCAGGACCCAGAATCAGGATATTGTCGAAGTTGGCATCGTTGGAGATGGGGGACGCCAGCGAGATGTCAACGGTACAAATCCTATCGAGGCTATTGCTCATATATCTTTTTCCTCCTTTGCAGGTCGGTTATTTATCTCGGCATTCGTGAAATATTCGCCCTCATGGGCAGTCATCTCCGAACTGCCGCCGCCGCTGGGTGTCGGGGTTACCTGCGGCTCAATGTTGATGACATCATCAGCTTGGATGTCATCTTCGCCATCGGAATGCTTCACGCTGTCGATGTCCAGCGTTCCGGTAATGCCGATGGCCGTCATGGTGAAATAAACCGCGATTTCCAGCATTGCCCGGAACTCGTAGTTGGTATCATGCACCAAATCGGTCAAATCCTGAACCGCCGTAGGAACGACAATGGCGATGTCATGCTGGTGACACCACTGTGTTACGAACGGGGAGTTCAGGAAGCTCTCAAAGGCCAGCATATCATCTTCAGCCGTGTTTTCGGCAATGGGGGTGAAGCCCGGTGCCACTTCTTCCTGCCTGCCATGCGTGAACAGATCAATCTGCACAGGAACAGATGCAGGATAAAAGGCTACCGGTGTGCCTTCAATGATTTTGACCGGCGGGTTTCTCGACCGGTTGACGGAGCCGGTGGTCAGCGTGACCAGCGGACTGCCTGGCTTTGCTACAAAGCTCTGCTTGGCATACGTCACGGTTGCTCCAGCAAAGTACGTTTGGGTGAGCTGCACAAGCAGCTTCTTCAGTTCAGAAAGCGTCATACGCAGCAATACCCACCTTTCCCATCTGCTCGGATTTCAGGGCGCGGCATACGGTTGGCCTCTGCTGCTGAAACCTGAACAAACTCGCTGCGGCAGTGACCCACCATCGTGTGGTCCCACCCCA